CCTAAATTTTTATGGCCGCGAAATTAGCAAGGGGGTTCAAATGGAAGTAGAGCAACTGAAAGTATCCGATTTAATACCGTATGCTCGCAATGCTCGCACGCATAGCGACGCACAGGTCGGCCAGATTGCCGCAAGCATAAAAGAGTTCGGATTTAATAATCCGGTTTTGGTCGATGAAGCCGGTGGCATTATCGCCGGTCATGGCCGCGTCATGGCTGCTCAGAAGCTGGCGCTTAAAACGGTGCCTTGTATCCGGCTTTCTCATTTCTCACCGACTCAGCGCAAGGCTTATATATTGGCCGACAATAAACTGGCCCTCAACGCCGGGTGGGATGACGCCATGCTTGCTCTTGAGCTGGCTGAACTCAAAGAAGAAGATTTCGACCTTGCATTGATCGGTTTCGACGAAATGGAACTGCAAAAGCTCGCGCCCGCTTCCGGCACCGAGGGGCTTACTGACCCCGACGATGTGCCGGAGCCGCCGGAAGAACCAACAACAAAACTCGGCGATATATGGCGGCTTGGTAATCATCGGCTTATGTGCAGTGATTCGACGAGCATTGATGCGGTTGAAAAGCTGATGGCTGGGGAAAAGGCCGACATGTGGCTGACCGACCCACCCTACAACGTGGCGTATGAAGGTGGAACCAAGGATAAACTAACCATCAAAAACGACTCGATGGGCGACGACCAGTTCCGCCAGTTTTTGCGCGACTGCTACGTGGCTGCTGATGCCGTCATGAAGCCGGGTGCCGTGTTCTACATCTGGCACGCTGACTCGGAGGGTTACAACTTCCGTGGCGCAGCCAGGGATGCTGGATGGACTGTGCGCCAGTGCTTGATTTGGAAAAAGTCCACGCTTGTCATGGGCCGCCAGGACTACCACTGGAAGCACGAGCCGTGCCTTTACGGTTGGAAAGAAGGAGCAGGGCACCTGTGGGCTTCCGACAGAAAACAGACGACAATTCTTGAATTCGACAAGCCACAAAGAAACGGCGAACACCCGACCATGAAGCCTGTGGCGCTGTTCGAGTATCTGATGCTTAACAACACAAAAGGGGCCGACGTCGTTCTTGATAGCTTTGGCGGCAGCGGCACCACACTTATTGTAGCAGAGAAAAACGGGCGACATGCCAGATTAATGGAACTCGACCCCAAATACTGCGACGTCATCATGAAACGCTGGGAAGATTTCACCGGCAGAAAGGCAGAGTTAATAAATGCGCGGTAGAAAACCAAAACCGACAGCAATCAAGCAATTAAACGGCAACCCCGGCAAACGCGCTCTGAACAAGAAGGAGCCCGAATACCCATGCCTGGGGTCAACACCGCCTGATTTTCTCGACGAACACGGGCAAAAGGAATGGCGTCGTGTTTTCCCGATGCTGTCGGCGATTAAGGTTATAAAAGCGCCAGAGGCCGCGTTGCTTGCAGCATACTGCGGCGCCTTTGCAGACTTTTACAAGCTATCAGAACTAAGCAAGGGCAAGGGCTTTATTGTTAAAGCGCCAAATGGCTGCCCGATGATTTCTCCGTTATTCCAGGCGTTGTCTAAAGCCAGAACTGAAATGGTGCGACTGATGGCCGAACTCGGAATAACTCCTTCTTCTCGCTCTCGCGTCACTGCGGAAAAAGAAGAAGAATCTGACCCGCTGGACGACTTTATCTAATGGCCGAACGCTACCCGCACGTCAACAAGGCAAATCAATACTGCCGCGATATAGTCAGCGGCAAAATTGAGGCATGCCTTTACGTGCGGCAAGCGTGCCAGCGCCACCTCGACGATCTTGAATCGAGCAAAAATAAATTATACCGTTGGACGTTTGATAAAGACAAGGCCGAGCGTGCGTGTGTTTTCATTGAACTTATGAAGCACGTTAAAGGGCAGTGGGCGGGCAACCGATTTATCCTTGAACCGTGGCAGTGTTTTATTATCACCTCGCTCTTCGGCTGGGTTGCCCGCTCTGATGGGATGCGCCGATTCCGCGAAGGCTTTATTCTCGTTCCGCGCAAAAACGGTAAGACTCTTCTGGCCGCTGGCATTGGCGGGTATATGTTCATGGCCGATAAAGAAGCAGGCGCTGAAATATACTGCGCTGCAACCAGCGAGGCGCAAGCGTGGGAGGTTTTTCGACCTGCCAAGCAGATTATTTCCGGCTCTAAGTTTGAGAAAAAATTCGGCGTTACCGTTAATGCTAAATCTATGACCACGGCTGCCAGCTCAAGATTCCTGCCGATTATCGGACGGCCGCGCGACGGCGCGAGTCCGCACCTTGGCATCATGGACGAATACCATGAGGCGGCAACCAGCGAGCTTTTTGACGCGCTTCAAACAGGTATGGGCGCAAGAACGCAGCCGATGATGTTCACCATATCAACGGCGGGGACAAACCGACCCGGCCCTTGCGGCACTTATTTTGATCAATGCGTAAAGATATTAGCGGGAACGGTGCAAAACGACCGCGTGTTTGCTGTTCTTTACGGCATCGACCCCGATGACGACTGGACAGACTTAAAGAACTGGAAAAAAGCAAACCCGAACTACGGCGTCAGCGTCAACGAAGAATATTTAATTCACCAACTCGAAACCGCCAAACAAAACCCCAGCAAGCAAAACATAATCCGCTGCAAGCACCTGAATCAGTGGCTGTCAGTAGACACCGCATGGATGGACATGCTCAAACTTGCAAAATGCAAAGACCTGTCGCTGATACCCGAAGGCATGACCGGCAAACGCTGCGTTCTGGCTCTCGACTTGGCCAGCAAAATTGACATCGCCGCGCTGAATATTCTGTTTTTCGATGACAAAGAATACTGGGCCTTCGGCAAATACTACAGCTGCCGCGCAACAGTCGACAAACCAGAAAACCAACATTATCAAACATGGGAGCTTGAAGAGCGACTGACTGTAACGCCTGGCGAGCGAATTGACTTTAACCAGATCGAGGACGACATTAAAGAACTTTGCCAGCAATTTCAGGTTGACGGAATTGCTTACGACCCTTGGCAGGCTGTTCAACTGGCGGCGAACCTGACCGCCGAAGGTCTTTTGATGATCGAAACCCGCGCCACCGTCCAGAACTTCAGCGAGCCGATGAAATTACTTGAAGCCGCGATCTATTCCGGCGAATTTCATTATGACGGTTGCCCGATTATGACATGGATGTTCTCAAACGTGGTTGCCCACTACGACAAGAAAGAGAACATCTACCCCAACAAAACCCGCAACGAAAACAAGATCGACGGAGTTGTTGCCTTGATTATGAGCATGAACGCGGCAACCCGCCTGAAATCAACCCCGAAAGAACCAGAGCCCGAAGTAATTGTTATCTGAGGTGATAAATGGACTACTTAAAAACTGAAACTGCTGTGCTGATCGTAAGAAGGTTGCGTCTGGTGGCTGAATTTGTGCCGGGTTCAGGAGCAAGATGCACACTTTGCGGCGAATGGAATCGGGCGGAGTGCGGCGTCAACGTCCTGAAAAATGGCGTTCAGCGCCGGTATCATACCTGCATTAACTGCGGGCATAAATTTCCAAGTGAACCCCGTAGAGAAATCACTATCGACAGGGCTTAGAGTCTTTATTTTTTCAAAAAACATGCTTTAATAAAGGTGTAAATGGGCGGGAGTAATTACCCCGCCAACGATAAAGGCTGTGCGGAGCCGTCACCCTTCGCACAGCTTTTTCACTTTTAGGCGGTTAATAATGGGAATATTCAGCTGGCTTGGCCGATTCTTCAACAACTCAACCCTCATTTCGTCACCGAAAACGATTGACGAGATGCTTGAGCTTTTGGGCGGCCTCCATGAAAGCGCGGCAGGCGTATCTGTCACCCCTGAAACCGCCATTAGACACTCAACGGTTTATTCTTGCGTCAAAATCATTTCCGAAACCGTCGCACAGCTGCCCTGCGTCCTTTATGAACGCGAAGCCGGCGATGACAATGTAAGAACTCGCGCGAAAAACCACAGTTTATACAGCCTTTTGCGCAATGCCCCGAACGATTTTCAGACGGCTTTCGAGTTCTGGCAGTTCATGACGGCGGCCAAGGCGCTGCGCGGTATGGGTTGTGCCTATAAAAACATGATCGGGTCAAAAGTAATCGAACTGATACCGATTGCTCCAGATTCGATTGTCGAAAACTGGAATTCTGATGGTTCGCATGACTTCGATGTGATCTTTGCCGACGGCAGAGCTGAAAAAGTAGATCCGAAATACATTTTCTGCATCAAAGGCATGACTCTTG